CGCCGTTAGGTTTATCAATCACCGCGCCGTAGGCTGCATAGTGTGCCCTGATATCTGGCAGAGTAACTTCTTTTTCGCTGTATCGCTTAATCATAAAATACCATCCTTGTAAAAGTGCAATATCTTTAGCCGTAAAGATATTCTTCATAAAATGCTTGCAATACAAGAATCATTAGATATGATGGGTGACTGGTGTGTCGTTATCATGTCTAACGATCTCTAATAACCGCTCGGCCTGCAAGCCAAAGCGGTTTTTTTATGCTTACACATAATTCATGCAAGCAACCATAACAAGCGTTCGGCCTATATTCAAATCAAAAATTTTAATATTCCACACTAAACCGCTTGATTACGTGTGAAATATCTTCTATCAACTGCTTAAAATCTGCTTTTTTTACGGTGCAGATATAATCTCGGGTTTCCTTACAGTACACTGACAAAAGCTGTGATCCGTCGTCGTGCGGTGGCTCGAGCTTGCCAACTACGACAAGCTCGCCAACGGTGCCCTTCTGGGGGCGCGTTCTCGGGTCGTCCCACTCATATTCATCAATCAAGAGTTTGCCCTTGTAGCTTGTTTAAATTCTCAAAAGCTCGGACTTCATCGATTGTTAAAAATTGTTTATCAAGGCCGATTGCGTAACTATCATATCTAGTTTTAATATCACCTCTCAAAAGGCCTGCAACGAGAAATTCACAATATAACTGTTCGTCGTCGATCAGGTCGCGCATGATGCAGCTTTCAATACGGCGCAGCCAGTGCATTAGGCTATATGTAACAAAATCACGACTTTGACTTTCAATATTGCTGTAAGTGGCATTTTCCATACCGCCAATTTTAAAAACTGGCACGCTAAACAATGCGGCAATATCTTCGCGGCTGTATCGCCTGGACTCAAGCCATTGCGCATCATTAGAATTTATTGCAACTGGTGTAAACTTCATGCCGTTTTCTAATACTGCTGTTGAGCCGGTTCGCTCTGCGCCCTGGTGTGATTTGTTCCAGGCTTCTCGTAATGCTTTACGCCCTGGTGCATCTAACGCGCCTGGCACCTCAAGAACACCTGCAGGTCGTGCCCCGTTTTTAAAGTTCGCTGCCCCAAAGGTTTCTTGTGTTTTAGCAAGCCCCAATGTTTCACGCGCGCAAGCGATAACTGACAAGCCGCCCGTCGATGTAATATGAAATATTTTATTTGCGTCGTATTGTTTCAATCGCCCTGCCGCATTGGTGATGCTATATACTCGCCTGCCGCCCTTTAGTTCATAGGTGACGGAATCCGCACCGATTGGGTTTAATGCCAGCAATCGGCCATCTGCCCCGCGTATGATGTGTGCGTATGCGTTGCCCCGAAGTAATAGCGATATAATTATTGTTTCGTAAAATTCTTGCGAAGTTTGATATCCGTTTGGTTTTGTATGTAGCAGCTTGTAAAGGCTGTGATCTGCAGCACGTTCGCGCCCTTCGTTTGTTCGGCGGTATAGTACCATTGGCAACTGGCCTATGCTGTCGGCCAATAATCGAACGCAACTATAAACCGTCGATATCTGCATTGCATTATCCGCTGTGACAACTGCGCCCGATGCTGACGCCATACCGACTGCTGCCTGCCAGGTCGTCGGTGTATATGTTTTCTTTTGGAATATTTTTGGAATAAAGTTCATTAACGATCTCTCTAATATATATTATATCGCCAACCCCGAAAGCGAGGGGCCGGCGATATAATAAGAATGATTCTTAATAACAAGGCGCAACTAAATGTTCTCGGTTGCGCCTTGTTCAAGGAGTTCCCAACTACAAGCTGGAAGCTATGAAGTCTTATTACGGCGCCAGGGTTCGTTCTTCAAACGCTGCTGCGTGACGTACTGCCAAATCTATGTCGGCCAAAATCCGCAACGAAACCGTACCCTTTGCAAAGTCACTATACATATCTGCAGCGATCTCAACGGCGCCCCATAGACCAATGATCAACTGGGTAAAGTCACCCATTAAAATGGTTGCCGCTGGCATAACATTTGTTGAAATTGCTTTGTGCCCTTCAACCTGGTCATCTTGCCAAACAAACATGCCATTACCTGCCGTGCTTTGATCAACCTGCTTTAAAGCGCTTTTAATGGTCGGATCGACAAGGTACACGGTGTCTGCAGACAATGTGTTTGCAATTTCAAGGGAAAGTTCCAAATCCAACATTTCTGCGCGCGTTGGTACCGTTACTGCATAAGTACCACTACCGATACCCGATGTCGCCAAAATTCCTGTTGGCTGATTGGTTGAGCCAGTTCCGTTAATCGTCGCGTCGTCAATCGCTGTTGCGATCGTAGCCGCCAAGTCTGATCTGATTAAATTTTCAATACCAATGTCGTTTTGAATAAGCATCTTGTGCGAAATCTTGGAAAGTGCCCCGACTGTTTTAGGTGTCAAGGTAACTTCGTCAAAAGTTTGCGTTGATTCTGTAATAGCGTCGGCGTGGTCACTGTCCAACCAATAAGCGGTACTGGCGCCGGATTGTTTTGGTATTGAGATATCACCAATCAAGTTTGGCAGAATCATAGGATTCAAATTCATTACAACGCTTTTGTTGCGTAGTGCATCAATGAATGAATCGCCGCGTATTGTAGATTGCACCAGTTCGCCTTCGGTGCCAACCGTAAGCGCTTTCTGTTCAATCTTCTGCTCGATGCATCCAATCGGCATCAACAATCCCTGTGTTGGCTGTCTACCGGTCTTGGTTGTGATCTCTTGAGATATTTCTTTTTCAAATCCGATATCAACATTGCCGCCGCTTAAACTACGGATAACATTTTTAATTGAATATCGTTTTTTTACATCGTCATTGAAATCTTCGTTGCCTGCTTTGGCCTCGATCGCGTCCAGCTTATCGCTGATTGCTTTTAGTTCTGCTTCATGCTTGGTCTTAAAATCACCAAAGCCTTTTTCTAATTTTTCTAATTCTGGGGGCATAATTTTGCCTTTCAAAAAATAGTCTAACTCATTGCCGCAAGTAGACTGTCCACTTGTCCGGCTAATAGCTCGCTATTTTCTGCATCACGCAGAACCTTTGCATCTTTATAGCCGTCGCTTAATACGGCTTTGGCCTCTGCCCGAGATAATCCTGCATCGCGCAGGACTGCTTCAAGGTGTTTAGCCTTTGGCATACCGTTTACATGGTAGCCGCTTTTAACATTTGACACTCTCGCGTCGTTGTTCATTGGAAACGGTAAAAGAGATATTTCAAAAAGCTCAAGCTCTTTTAATTGTCGTATTTCGCCATCGTAATCAAAATTGTGTGTAAGATACCCGATCGATAGACCGGTAACATTGCCGGCCTTTAAGCCCCTGTATGCTGTAACAGCGCTATCAACCGCCGGGAAATCAACCCACAACTTGCCCTCAACAAATAAACCGTTTACATCTTCGGCCATCTTAGTAAAGGCGCCGATTGGTTTATTGGTTTCATGCGCCCAAAGCATTACCGGCCAGGCGCCGTCTGATTCGTGCTTTGCCAGTGTTTTGGTAAATGCGCCAGGCATCACCTGGTCGCCGCCCTGGTCAACTGTGTGCGTGCTTGCATAACCGGAGAAAACGCCGGTTTCATCGATCGCTTTTATTTCTAGGTTTGTATTTATGAAACCAGACATCTATTTTCCCTCAAACATTTTGCGTTCAATAGCGCATTTATTTAAGAACATTTGAATAGCGTTCATTTGTTCGCCCTTAGATTCGCCTTTAACAAACTTAACCATAGCATCATTTTTGACGTATCGTTCGTATATTGGGCGCAGATACACTTCAAGCATATCCTGCATAAGCTGCGCTTGGCTTAGGCCGCGCATATCCATGCAAACTTTAAAAGCCTCTTGTGACTTTTCATTCATTCTTATTGACGATACTTTTGTTTCAGGTGCCATTGTGGTTCCTCAAAAGGGGTTATTATTTTTTCAGATCGCATTATACATATATATGTAGATCTTTGCAACCACAAAAATACTACTTTTATACTACTTTTAGCATAATTTTTGTAAATGGGCGTTTGTGGTTCAAAAATGCGGTTTTTTGGGTAAAAAAAAAGCCGTCTGGTATTATCCAAACGGCCTAAAATTGATTATTTTATATTTTATTCGGCGACAACTATCAACGGCGCGGTTGTTTTTATTGACGGTAGTGCCATTGCTGCCCACGGCTGCGCTGCCTGTTGTCTAAGCTGTTCGTTTTCTGCTGCTATTTGCCTGGCAAAATGTGTAACATCCTTTAGCGCTGCGGCTGTGCTGTTGTTGTTGGCACGCAGCGCCCCTATCGTTGCATCCTTGCCAACTATCGCCGCGCTGTGCGTTTGTGCCACCTGTGCCGCCCTGTTGATGTTTTCGGCCGCTTGTGCCTTTGCCGTTTCTTTATCGTAGTTCCACCTGGTAATAATAAAACCGCCTGCCACAACTAGACCAACTATCGCGGCGGCTTGTATTGCGTTTGCGATCATTGATCGCCCTACCCTTTTGGTTGCTGTTTGTGTTTCCTGGTTTGCAATCACAACGCGCTTTTCTAGTGCATCATTCTTGCGGCGTTCTTCTTTGAAGCTGTCGCGGATAACAACAAAGCCGTTTGATAGTTCTGGGTCTGCTTGTTTAGCTTCGTTTTTAGGATCTGGCGGCGTGTCATATACTGTGTCACTTGTATCACATGCCGTATCGTTTGTGTAATATGTGCCTGATTGCTGTGTGATATATGTCATATGCTTGTATAATGCGGGTTTGGTTTCAATCATCCAGGCAGCCAAAATATCAACGTCTACAACTAAGCCCTTACTAATATCGAGTCTATCAGTAATCACGCATTCAAGGCATTGCTTGCTGTATTTTACAACTGTATTGGGGGAAATTCCGAGTAAATGCGCTGCTTCGTCTTTTTTTAATATCTTCATGTGACATCCGTATCATATATGTGATATGCGTATGACATACGTGTGATATACGTATCACTCATGTGATATGCCATGTGATATAATAACTTATCGGCATTTTTTTAAAATATGGTCAATTCTTAACGACGACGACGGGGGGGGGTGGTATGATTAGGCCTAATCTATAGCAATCTAACTTAAGGATGAAATCATGACAATTGAACAAAGACTAAACAAACTCGAAAAAAGAAATCGCGTTTTATCTATGTATGGGGCGGTTGTAACCTTGATTTTCGTCGCGGTGTTTACTGTGGGGGCGGTAAAGAAACCAGATTTAAAAAACGCCGAATTTGATACGGTTACAGCAAAAAGAATTAAAGTTGTAAATGATGAGGGCAAACCTGCAATACTGTTAGTAAGTGATAAAGATGGAAGCGTTTTAATTCTCAATAACAAAGAGGGTAAAACTGTTGCAGCGTTACATAATACTAAAGACGGTGGCGCCTTAACTCTCAGTAACAAAGAGGGTAAACCTGTTGCAATGTTACTGAGTTCTGAAAACGGTGGTGTTTTTGCTCTCCTTAACAAAGAGGGTAAAACTGTTGCAACGTTACGGAGTTTTGAAAACGGTGGTTTCTTAGATATCAGTAACAATGAGGGTAAACCTGTTGCAAGGTTACTGAGTTCTGAAGACGGTGGCGTTTTAGCTCTCAGTAACAAAGAGGGTAAATCTG